TTTTGTCGCTAAGTAATAGCAATCTGCAGCACCATAATCAAAACGTACATCGTCTTTTCCGATGTGTTTCTTGAATTTTGGTCTGGTGATACCTGAGAAAGCCCATTGATGGTCTTTCATCCGTTCGATAAGTTCATCCACATTGTTAAAACTTCCAAGAAAAAACTTGCAGTGTCCGTTGTAGACGAAGTAAAGATTCAATAACAAGGTGCCCCACCTCTCTAAAAGTACTCTTTCCTTTTATTTTTCAAGTCATTAAATACCATCAGATGATCATTGTCTACACCCTTCATCAACCGACTCATAAACGGCCGACCATATCGCTTCTGAATTTCTTGTGCAGTCAGATTAGTCGTGATAACCGTATTAGCCCTTTTGTTGAGAATGTTGTAAAGAATACTGAAGGACCACTCACTGTCCTTCTCCATACCAAGATCATCCAAGACCAAAAACTTAGCACTAGCAATTTTATTGACCAGAAACTCTTCTTGACTAAAATCAGCTTTAATCTTCATCAGCAAGTCCGTGACATTGATAAAGATGGCAATTTCCTTTGTAGTCTCTGATAAATATTTCATCATAGCAAAAGCAAGATGGCTTTTACCTGTTCCAGCTTCGCCTTGAAAAACAACATTGTTTCTCGCTCCACCTGCCCACTCTCTACAAATTTTTTGAGCAAATTTCAATTTTTCAGCTTCTTTTTCAGTTGGTGTGCCGAAGTTGTCAAGAGTAGCATTTTTCAGGACGTCATCATAGAGAGAAAATTTCTCAAGATAAAACTTCCGCTCTCTCTCATACTCCGCATCAGCCAGCTCATCAACCTTTAATTGGTTCTCTGCATGGAGTCGTTCTGATTCACATAAGCGACAGAGGACATCGTTTGTCCGGAGGATTTTGATAAGAGGAATTCCGTGCTTTTCACAAATTTCATCCTGCTGTTCAGTATTCCTGAGATAAGATAAAGCCGTTTCTTCAAGTGCATTAGTTACCATGATACCTTACCTCCACAAGTCTGCCAGCTGGCCATATCTGACAAGCAGGCTATGACAGTAGAGAGAGGTTGTTTTACAAGCAGTGACCTTTTTTCATCGCTGATAGGGTAAAACTCCTCTTCAAATTGATTGATAACTTCTAAAATCCCCATTCGTCTTTTACCTCCTGTCCTGATTTTTTCTCCTTGTGTTGCTTTTCCAATTGTCGAACTTGTTCAACTGTCGTAACCTGGTTCAACTGCCAATTTCTTAAAATGCCACCAATATATTTGATGTTTGGCTTACCTAAATTAATAGCTGTTTTCAATGCTTCTTTAACTAGCTCAGCATCATTTTCCTTTAGCAGATGATTGATTTCCTCAATCTCGAAACCTGATAGTAATCTACGAAACTCAGATTGGAATAATTCAAGGATGTTTTCGCTACTACTAGTAGTAGTTATATTCTTATCTTCATCTAATCTAGTCTTAATCTTAGTCTTATCTCCTTCTGCTTCTTCTTCTAGTGCGTTACCGTCCGTTACTGTAACGTTACATGTAACGTTACCAAGAGCGAGTTTTTTCTGTTTCTCACGGTGCCTTGCTACACGGTTGCGTGTCTGTTCCTTGATTTTTTCCATGCCATCTATATTTTGGTGCTTTTCCCAATTTGGCAAAGTAATAACACCATCGATGATTTCTATCATTCCAAACTGCTCAAATACTTCTAAAGCCATTCTTACGCTATTCAGAGGCCTTTGAAAAATTGTAGCAAGCATCTCATCAGTATAATGAACTTTATCTGACATCATCAAAAGTCCGTTGCGATTATGTTTGCCAGCAAGAGCTAGGATTTTAAACCAAATAACCAAAATTGCATCATGATCTGGTAGTGCATCAATAAGACGTATTTTTTCATCATCAAAAATATCCGTCGTAATCTTAATCCATTTGATTTCAGGCATGACTTCCCTCCTTTATTTTTTGTTATTTTTATGCCCTAGCTCCCCATTTCCGATTATTTCTCCGAAAATCCATAGTCATTTCCTGATAAAGCAAACGCCCATTTTCTTCTAAGAGGCCTGCATTTTGCTTTCTTAGAAAATCATTGTTACTTGCTTCTTCCTGATAATCACTGGCCAACCTGTCATAGTCTTCGATACATGCTCGAAAATCTTGTGGAACGTCCTCAATTGATGAAGTAAGTCCTACAGGTGGCTGAGTGTCATAGGTAAATCTCCTGTCGCTATTTTTCAAGTTTCTTCGAGCAACCTCTCTGAAGTCTTCATGTTTTTCAATGATAATCGCTGTTTTTTGTTCAGTTTCTTCTTCATTTTTAGCAGTCAGTAGCAGCAGGATAAAGACCACGATAAAAACAACTACTAATCCCAATAATTGACTTGATAAAGTTGGTTCTGTCATCTTCTACACTCCCAATTGTTTTTCTTTCTTAATGTTTTCTAGCATCTCTGACAATGTTTCTTTTTTAGACCGATAACGGTTGCGAGTTTTCCATTTGACGAATAAACGAAAGCCTTCATAATTGATAAAGACAATCTTGTGTGTCGGATTATCAATAAACTGTTTGAAGTCGGGATGCTCTCGCATCTCAGTAGCCCATACCTTTGCAGTTCCAACTGTGAGGCCTTCCCACATTTGACAAAGGTGCTTGTAATCGCCATGAGTCGCTTTTTCATTCACGCCAA